GCTGATTTAAAATTACTGTAAGGTTGCACAATAGCATGACTACTGTATTTGAAATATCTGTTTGGCAAATTATTTTTTTTGTAGTAATCCACTAAGGTTTGATTGAATTCTCTGAAATCTTTCACACTTCCGTTGCACAATGCGTCATGAAAAAAGTAATCGCGCACTTGATAGTGTTCGTAGTAATGTATCATCTCGTCAGCCAACTGTTTACCGCGTTTGAATCTATAGCCTCCCTGCATGGTAGGAATGTCACAAAATACACAATTTCTTACACAACCTCGACTAGTTTCCATCGGCAGTACTCCGGTAGTATAACCACTTTGGTATTTGGTAATGTCAAAGTCGCTAAAATCCATTGGAGCATGTTCTTTTATGTTGCTGTATTCTGCTAAGAAATCGGTGTCAATACCAGCCACAGAATAATCACCGGCCATAATAAACGGAATGGTTGTTTCGGCCTCACCACGGATCCAATGATCGATCAACTGTTGATCTTTTAAAAAGTGTGCAAATTCAGGACGTTGACTATAGCTTCCGTTTTCTTCTCGTATCAGTCCTTGTCCCCCCACAATCACTTCTACCGTAGATAGTTTTCTTAATCGAGTTAAAAACTCCACACAAAATCTTTGTGCTTGCCAGCTGAACACACTGATAAATAATTTTTTTGGTTTCTCCAACAGTATCTGATCAATCCATTGTTGAACAAATAGATCTAACGTTTTTTGTGCAACTTGACCAATTTTTTTATTTTTGACAAATAAAAACTCGTCAATTTCGTTAAACAGTCCTGCATCTGTGTTTTTTTTGAAATCTGTAAAGTAATCGATATTGATATCTAAAATACGACTTGTAACATTCAAGCGATTTAAAATACCTTTGATGATTGCTGGTGCTGCTGCTGGACGCACTGGTGCCACTCTAGGTATAGTTAAAATCACTACGTCAGTCATGCCATCTCCACGTCTGTGTTATAGCTGGTATAGCCATTCTCTTTGACCACTTTTAGTATATTCTCCACTCGGCCAGCCAGCTCGTCTCGGTGACTGACCAACCATATGCTCTTGTGGCGCTCGCGACTCATGTGCTTGAGCAAGGCCAGGGCCGCTTCCACACCAGCTGTGTCCAAGCCGTTGTCGATCATTTCATCTATGAACAGAAGGTTGATTGGCTGGTACAAACTTTCAAACACATCACGGAAGGCCCAGCTCATGCTGAGAATCAGTCGGTTGCGTTCACCTCTACTGAGATTGTCAAAGTCCAGCTCGCGGCCCAGCTCTTCGATCAAAACTGTGAGGTCATTCTGGAATATGACTGTGTGCGGCAGTCCCATGCTGTCCAGATAGTGTGTGAGTCTGGCATTCAGGTAACTGAGATTCTGTTCTATGATCTTTTTGCGTATGAAACTGTCCTTGCTGGTCAGCAGTTTGAGCAAGAACTCCTGATGCTCTTGCAAGCGAGTGAGTTCATTCATGCTGTCGTAGGAGACTTCTTGCAAGGCAGCCTGGGTCATTTCTTCAATCTGTTCAGTGTAAGGGTCGATTTCTTGTCGCTTGTGATCAATCTGCTGTACGAGACCGGCCACTGTGGCACGATGCTGAATCGCGTCAGCTTCGTTGTCATAGAACATCTTGGGCGGTCTCCCCAGCGTGCCCAGGGTTTCAACTGCAAGCTCGAGGTCTGCCAAGAGCTGTGCATGTGCCAGGCTTGCTGTTCTAGCTGTTGCCAGATCCTCCTGTTTCGCTGTCACGACCGATTGGTGCTTGTTGTCGTGGAAGGGCTGGCCGCAGGTATGGCATTCGTGACTCTCCAGCGTTGCAATTTCTTTCGACAGTTTGTCTATCGTTTTGTTTTCTCGATCACGGTCCAGTTTGGTGCGGCTGATCTGACCGGATAGATCGTTGAAGTCTTTTCTTTTTTGATCCCAAGCCCGGTGTGCTTGATGCGCTGCAATTTCGTCTTCGATCTGTATATTTTGTAGCGCCTCGAGTGCTTTTTCCAGTTCCTGTACGTCAGTGGAATGTTTTTCCGCCCATAGTCGTTGTCTACGTTTGAGATTTTCAATCTGTTCTTGGATGCGTTGATTGGCCTCTTGCACAGCTCGTATCCTGAACTCTTCTTGCTGTATGGCATCTCGTGTGCCCTTGTTCAACTCTTTGATGCGATCGGCTCGATCGCTCAGTTGTGTGATGCCCAACAACTGCTCGATTATGGTGCGTTGATCGTTGGCCTTGAGACTCAAGAATGGTTCGGTATAGGTATTCAAGGCCATGATGTGTTTGAACATGTCGTGGCTGAGTCCCAGCACCGACTCGATGGCTTCCTGTGTTTCTCGGCTGTCGCCCTGTGCTTCGTCCGCGGCGACCTTTTGTTCGCTGTTGACATAGAATTTCAGTAGGTTGGGCTTGCGACCACGTTCGATTCGATACGCCTGTGCGCCCAACACAAAGTCCAGACTGACCAGCATGCCCTTGCCGTTGGTCTTGTTGACCAGGTTGTCTTTTCTGATATTGCTGAGTGCGTTGCCATACAAGGCATAGCTGAGTGCGTTGATGATGGTGGTCTTGCCGGTGCCGTTGCGACTGCCGTCACCGCCCAGGTCAAGATTTTCACCCAACACAAGAGTAAGGTCTGACCGATCAAAATCGATGGCCTGTGTGGCATTGCCCACACTCATGAAGTTTTTAACGGTTAGTTTTTTAATTTGGATCATATGGTGTTTAAGTTTAACATATTAAGATATTGATCACAAACACTTTGGAGAATTTTTTTGTCAGTTATATGATAGTAGGGTCGAGCTATAGATGAATCGTAGTAGTCCCAAAGATTGATGCAATTTTCTTTTTCTTTATATTTTGAAAAGTTCCAATCTTGTGCAGGTTTAAAATTTTTATGTTCAAATCCACCCTGACTCCAGGCCCATCCTTTGACATTCTTAGCAGAATCAATCATTGATAGGGTTTGTTGTATAAAAATATAATTTTTTTCAATTGTCGACGGCATATCTACATACCGCATAAAAAAGTTTTTAATTTTGTCTACACAGGCAGTGGTAAAAATATTGTTGTGCAATTTTGGATTAAACGGATTAACCCATGACATACACAATAACTCCTTGCGGGCACCTGGTGCCAACACATTGTGATATCGATTTATATTATCTGTTTGGGAATCATTTAAATTCAAAACAAATTCCTGACGAGTTGATCCAGTAGCGTTATATATTAAATAATCGCACTGATTTTTTAAAGCGTGTTTAACCTGTAGATATATCAAGTAATTACTAGCACCCGGTATAGATAAATTAACGACGGTTGTGTTGGGCAATTTTTTAGCCAGCATCTCAGTCCAATTATTGCCATAGTCGGGGTCGCTAGAACAAAAACTGTCTCCGCATATATAAAGGGTTTCTTTAGTTAACAGCATTGTTTTGCTGGACTATCCAATCATATAACTTTTTCAACCCATCATCCAATGATTGAGTATGGGTCCATCCTAGTTTTTCTTTAATCAATCTATTGTCTGAATTTCTACCGTTAACTCCAATAGGACCGTCTACATAATTAATTGAAATATTTTTTCCTGAAATAGCTATTACTTTTTTTGCTAATTCAGTGATGCTAACTGACTCTTCGCTACCTATGTTAGCTGGCCCAGCAAAATCGCTAGCCATTATTTTAATAGTAGCATCCAAACATTCGTCAATATACAAGAATGAACGAGTCTGCGATCCATCCCCCCACACGTCGATTGATCCACCGTCGTGTGCCTGGGCTACCTTTCGGCAAATAGCTGCCGGCGCCTTTTCTTTGCCGTTGTTCCAGCTAGTTTCAACACCAAAAATATTATGATATCTACCAATATGAACCTCGACTCCGTAGTTTTTTTTTAAATTTTGATATAAGCGTTCACTAAACAACTTTTCCCACCCATACTCACTGTCAGGCTCGGCCGGATATGCACTACTTTCTTCACAATTGGGGTTATCAGGGTCAAGTTGATTGTAAGCCGGGTATATACAAGCAGACGAACTAAAAAAGATTTTTGGTTTAGGATTTTTCATCAACTCATTGATAATATTTAAATTTATCAAAGCTGAGTTATAAAGAATGTCCATATCGTTTATGCCCGTAAACACGTAGCCTGCTCCGCCCATATCTGCAGCCAATTGATAAATTTCATCGACAGGTTCTTCCAACAACATTCTACACACATCACGGTCTCGTAAATCGCCAACAATAAAATTATCAGCAGCGGTTACACTAAATTCTGGCAAATGTAAATCAACCCCAGTTACATAATGTCCTTGTTTTTTTAATCGGATAACCAAGTGCGACCCAATAAAACCGCCTGCGCCCAAAACTAACATTTTTTTCATTTACTATCTGACTCCTAAATTTTTTTGACATTCTGCGGCAAAGTTTTTTAATTCAAGCTGGTGTAATTCGTTGTAATAATAATTAAAATTATAATCTAATATATCTTGCATGTCCATGCACATTTCTTTTAATTCGGCCACGGACTTGTTACAAATTGATTCAACTATGCTAACAACTGCTAACAGTCGATCCACTGGGTCATCCACAGCGTCATAATGTTCACTCCAATAGCGATCAAATGTTTTAAATCCAATAGATTTAAGATTAGCTAAACACCCAGTGCTTCCGGCAATTACAAACGGGCGTTTAGAACTTATTGGTTTAATTGATTTTTCGCTAACATAAACATTTGGATAATCAAACACAGTTTCTGTTATAACGTGTAAAAAAGATTGTTGTGATAACGCCGTCGATCCAGATACGTAATTTTCTTTTCTGATATCTTTAAAATTTTTAAAAGAATGATTAGGCAAGATTTGATTAAATGCATCAACCAACCAGGGGTGGTTGATAAGCAATCGGTCTCTTATTCCGGCATGTTTGTCAATATAAAGTAAATGTAAATGTTCTGGATACATGTTAGTTATTATTACAAAAACTTACCATACCATGATCTATTAGATTTTTATTGCGCAACAATGAATATAAAAGAGTACGATGCGATCTACGAACTCTACATAACGATTGATACTTTGAAGTAATAGCCTTAGGATTTAATTCAACATTTTCTTTATCAAACCATAATAAATTTTGCAAGAAATTTTGTATGTTAGCAATAGCACAATTCTCTGTAGTTTCTTGTTGTCTTAAAATTTCTAATTCTTTTTCTATATTTTGCTGAGTTAAAATTAAACAAAAATAATTTGAAACATCTAGGTTAACTAAAATTCTCTGCAAATTACGCAACATTAGTCCAGGTTGATCGTTGGTAACATAGTAATCAGTATCATAATGCAAAAATATAAATCGATAGTTTGATTCGTAATGGTCTTGTTTTAATTTTAGTAGGTCATTGTATAGTCTTGACATATCACTTTGGTAGTTGAGTAAATTAAATATTCGATCAAATTTAAAATATTTTTCTAGTATGTTGATAGTGGATATATCAAGCATGTAAATTATACCAATGGTTATGTGACTGCTCGATGAAGTCTTGATCTATTAACAATAGATCAAACGTATTTTCTAATAATTTAATTTTTTCCAACAATGAATCCTCCTGCACCAAATACTAAAATTTTTTTCATAGATTTTGATATATTTTTAATAACAACTTGGGATCGTAAAATTCACTTTCGATATTGGTCAGCTGGTCAGTCACGATCTGATCCACGCTTTCGAATCGTACTTCGCCAGGCGCCAGGTCTAGATCCACTGTGGTTCTTTTGCTGGGTATCAGGGCCATCTCTCTGAGATTGTGTGATTGTACAAATGTGTTCTTGATAAACGATGCTTCTTCGTAGCTGATGTCGATATCCAGCTCCACACGCACATGCATGTTGGGAGTCAGTATGCTGGCACCGTGGTCAATTACCTCGCTCAACCGCATGACTCGATACAGGGGTTGATCGGGCCAAGCCCGATACTCGGGCTGTTGGCCCCATTCCAGGATCATCATGCCTCGGTCAGCATCGCCAGCATCGGCAAAGTTGTGTGGAAAACAGTTGCCAATGTAGTTGATGTTTCGTTTGCTTTGTCTAAGATGGAAATGTCCACTGAACACCGACCCAACGCCACCAAAGCTGTCCACACGAACTTCGCCGTGGTCGGGCATTTCGACCATGGCATTCATCTTGAAGTGCGGCAGTTCAAAGTGCCCAAACATGTACTGTGCTGACATTCGTGGTATGCGTTTGTGATCGTCGCCGACCAACCAGGGAGCTATGATCACATCACCGGATTTGAACCAGTCGTTGACCACCGTGATATTGGGCAAGTGCTGTGCCCATTCCACGCCGTGTATGTCTCGCCGGTCTCGGTAGTAGAGATCGTGATTGCCCGGAATAAAATAAAAGCGTTCAAATGCTGCACTGAGCTTTTGTAAACTACGCAGGCTAAAGTGCAAAGTTTGTAGATTGATACTGGCACGATGATGATGCCAGTCGCCTAGAAACATGCCGGTTTCGCAACCTTGGGCCCGGGCTGTGTCTATGAACCAATCAACAAATGCTTCACAGTCCTGATTGTGAATCAGGCTGTTGCTTTTTAGTCCCCAGTGTATGTCAGTACAGATGGCTGCTTTACGGAATAGATTTGTCATCCTGCTAGTATACTATTCTTCAGTGATGAATACGACCTCTCCGGCAATCATGTCTGGATTTCTGCGTCCGGCATTCTGACGAGTCCATGACGGATTGAGACCGTTCATTTCCAAGATATCGTCTCGGATGTTTTGATTTTTCTTTTCCAGATTCAGGATTCTGGTAAAACTATTGGTGATGGCCGCAGTGTAGTAGGCAAATGGATTCTGGCTCTTGCTTTCGTCAAACTGCAGGCCGATCTGGCTCAGTTGCAACAGGGCCTGGCCGCGCATTTCTTCGTTGTAGGTATAACCTCTCCAGTTTGATCTGGTGGCATAGCGTTCACACAGTTTCATGAACATGTTGGCCAAGGTGCGGGTCATTTTGCCGTGATCCTTGCAGAATTCGCCGTGTACCAGGTCACCCTGCCAGTGGCTCTTGCCCACCAGGTACGGCTCGCGATTTTCATCTATACGGTAGTGATAAAACGGTGGAAAGTTCAATCGCACATGATTGGGGCTGAGCACAGCATCATCTACCAGATCGGCGATGGGATCTTCTTCTACGGCATCCAGTTCGAATATGTCTTGGATCTTTTTCTTTTTGGTTGCACCCTTGGGTATTTTTTTGGGCGCCATGGGTATGTGTTCCCAACAGGTGATCCTGAACACCAGATCAGTGTTGGCGATTTTGACTGGATCGATGACCTGTCCAGTTTCTCGCTTGATACGGTCAGCACGATTGCGTCTGGCTTCGGCCACGGTTCTTTGGTTGATTTTCAATACCGTGGGCAAGATTATGTCGTACTGATGATCGGCAACCGGATCCAGATATGTGCAGTAGGTGTTCTTGCTCAGGTGTATTTCTTTTAAGATATCTCGATTGTTGAGATAGTTGATTTTTGCTGGTGTTTTGAAAGTGGTTGTGGCCACGTGCGATTCTCCTTGAAGTGTATTTATTTTACAACACATTGCAGGAATGTCAACCATTATCATTATCTGGTCCGTTTATTTAGCTGGCTAAATATCATATACAGGAACAATCATGGCACAAGGGTACGATCCGGCTAAAGCAGCGTTATTTAATAAACTAATCCAAGACGGGTTGAGCGAGGATGCGGCGGCAAAACAAGCTGGAATCACCGAGGCCGATTTTGGAACTTATGTAATAGGCCTAGACGGAAAAATTGGACCTTTGGTGATAGGGGTTGGACAAAAGTCTGGAGTGAATAACACAGATAATTTTGACAACGAGCCCCCGGCATCTAGTGTCAAAACCACCACCACTACGACCATAACAACCAGTGGGGGCGGAACAACAACTATAATAGCAGGGGTAGATACGCCCACCCCAGAAAGCAAGGCACTACAGGAACAGATCAATGCTACGTCATCTCAAATTGACAAAATTAATCGACAGCTAGCTCCGGTTGCTTTTGGCGGCACTCCAAATCTAACAGCAGACCAGCGTGCAACACTACAAGCGCAACGAGCAGAGCTGTATGATCAATGGAATGCACAAACAGATGCTGCAGCATCTGCCACACTACCGGGCACTCCCACAGTAACTACTACGCCAAACACTACTACAACCACAACCACTACACAATTCAGCAGTGCTTCTTCTGCCAGCCCGGTTGGTGCCAACGACACACAACAAGGACAAGAGCAAATCTACAGTACCAGTGCTCCGCTTCCGGCTAACCAAATACAAACAAACGCCACCGACGTTGGCAGTTTCGTTGGAACACCGGCTGGTGAAATCACCACTGTCAGTTTGGCTGCACCAGTAACATATGGACTTAGCGGTCTATCCAGTCTCAATCAAAACAACACCACCGACGTTGGCAGTTTCGTTGGAACACCGGCTCCGGTTGTTGCAGATGCTGTGGCATCTGCACAGGCCTCCGGCGGCACTGATGTCAGCAATTTTGTGTCGTCGGCCACCCCGGTCGGTGCAGATGCTGTAGCAGCTGCACAGGCCTCCAGCAATACTGATTCCACAGCATTCACGGCCGGCAACGGCGGGGACCAGCTCAATGCAGGTCCGTCGGCTATCAGAGCCGGCACTGCAAACGCACAGAATCAACCAGCAATCAACAACACAAACCGCAGCGTGAACAACACTGACTGGCGTGTGAGATTGAGTCTGGCCAACGGAGCCGATTATCTGTATTCGGCAGCTGATGCTGCCTCGGGCATACTGTCGCCACTTCGGGCCACCAATGGCATCATATTTCCTTACACGCCCACAATCAGTACCAGCTACAAGGCCAACTACAACAGCTACGACCTTACACATTCAAACTATCGTGGTTATTTTTATCAGAACAGTTATACTGACAGCATAACTGTCACCGCTGCATTCACGGCACAGAACACCCAAGAAGCCAATTATCTCCTGGCTGTCATACACTTTTTCCGTTCGGTTACCAAGATGTTTTATGGGCAAAGCTCACACCTGGGATCACCGCCACCCATCTGCTATCTCAACGGCCTGGGCGAATTTCAATTCAACCAACATCCGGTCTTGGTCAGCCAGTTCAACTACTCGTTGCCAGCTGATGTGGATTACATACGTGCCGGCAGCAGCAACAATCTAAATCTTCCGCAAAACCAATTGCGTGCCCAGACCAATACTGTCAATCCGGCCTTGGCCTCAGTGGCTCGGTTAGCATCAGCTTTCTTGACCAAGGGGGCGGCACAGAATGTGCGCCCTCCGGTAGCACAACCATTGACCAACAGCCCTACCTATGTGCCAACCAAGATGGAAATAGTGCTGACCCTGTTGCCGGTACAAAGTCGTCAACAGGTCAGCCAGGTGTTCAATCTAGACAGTTTTGCCAATGGTAGCCAACTCACAAAAGGATTCTGGTAATGTCCGTCACCTATGATGCTGCCAGTCCGTATTTTACCACGGGCTACAGCCAATTTTTCCTAGATACCATGACCAACCGGCCCATACCGGTGTTGTCGGACGATCGTTACTGGGCTATCACGGCTACCTATCAGTACAGGCCCGATCTGTTGGCATTTGACCTTTACAGCAACAGTCGTTTGTGGTGGGTGTTTTATCAACGAAATCCCAATACCTTGACAACACCGCCTTTGGATTTTGCAGCCGGTACGTCCATCTATCTACCACAGATCAGTACCTTGCAGGCAGTATTGGGGATCTAGCATGGCTACACAAATTTTGATTGGCGGTGAACCTTATGTACCAGGGCAGTCTTTGTCGCTGGCACAAATGGCGGCTATTTCGGCGTCTATTCAACTGGGCAACGACACCTATTCTAGTGCTTACTCTGGCACGTTGAATGCACAGGCCTATGCTCAATATGTAGCACAGGGCGGACAACTCGGTTTTGCAGCAATGCTGTCAGCAACCGCCCAACCACAAGACAGTGCTGCCCAGATTGTGGTCGAGGCCGCAGATGCTCGCGACGAAGGAGCCATCAGTCAAAATCCACCAGTTCTCACCTCACCAGTGACCTCAATTGTGGGGGCAGAAACGATTGCCAACACTGTGGTTACTGTTGCCAACAACAGCCTTGCGGCCCAGGGGTTCAGCATTGGTGGTCTGGCCAGTCGGTTTGTGGGGACCAACAATCGCCTGTTGACATCGGGCTTGCCGGCCAACCAGAGCCTGAGTTTGAGTCAGAGTCAGGCCACTCCGCCTTTTTCCACAGTGAACAACCTGTTGCCTGGTGGAGTCGGTGCTAATACCATACTTGGCAACGAATTCCGGGCCAGCGCTGCCAGCCAGCCCGGCCAAGGTGCCCCCAACAGTGATGGTATTGGTACTTCGGCCCAGGACATCATACGCTTTGCCTTCCAGTCCAATACCAATCAACGCATACCCACACAGCCCAATGTGCTGGATCAGTTTGCCAGCTACACCTATCAGCTCAGCTGGTATCTTATGACCGATTCTCAATACAATGATCTGATCAAGAGCGGAAATCGTAACGTGGGTGGCTGGAGCCTGTTGATGCAAAGCGGCGGAGCACCGGTACAGACCACAGGAGCCACTGCTGCCAACAACAACCTGCCCATTCGTAATCAGTTTTTTCCATTAGATTATTACATGGACGATCTTGAAATACACACCTTGATTCCGCAGGGCGGCACACAAATGGCTCACACTGCTACCAGTATCAAGTTCAAGGTCACCGAACCCAACGGTGTGACCTTGGTCAGCAATTTGTATTCGGCTGTGTCTGCACTGTATGGATACGACAATACCGGGGACTATGATCCTGCACAGAATCTGCTGTACAAACCCGGACAAGCTCCTATATCCATACAACCACCAAACTATCTACAGGCCATGTATTGTCTTGTGATACGATTCTACGGCTATGACGCACAGGGCAATCTGCAGGCACCCATCATGGGAACCAACGGCAGTCAACAGGCCATAGTACAAAAAATCTATCCGTTCCAGCTGGTCAACATCACTTTTACCATGGCTCCGGGTTCCAACAGTCGCGGCATCGAATATCATGTGGAATGTGTGCCTAGGGGTCAGCTGGCCTTTGCCCAGGCACGCGGCACAGTGCCATACAATTTCCAGTTAAGCGGAAACACGGTCAAGGACCTCTTGATCGGTAAACCGGCGCAGGCTGGTCTGGTTCCAAAACAGGATGGTCGTGTTACAACAACAACCCCACCAGGCAATGCCAGCACAACTATAGCAACAGTTATAACTGCTGAACAGCAAATCACACAGTTTGGAACATTTAATGCGGGTAATAGTTTAACCTATAGTGACACTCCTGGAATATACTAGCCATGACTGATCTCACCAACAAACCACAGAATGCCTACATCACAGCCACCAACACCTATCTACAGCGGGGCAATCCGTTGCTGGAGACTCCCAAGACACCTGCTGATCTCAAGATACCCGGTGTACGACAGCCACAGCAACCAACCGCAGTTGATCCTGCATCACCGCCAGCCAAAGCCACGTCGGCACCCACTGGCAATTCCAACTATGCCTTTACCGGTCTGGCCGAAGCCCTTAACACCTATCAGAACCAGTTGGTCAAAGACGGCATCTATCAAATTGCTGACTTTTATGAATTCCAATTCAATCCAATCGCACTGGGCAGCAGCAAGGTCAAGAAAGCTGGCAGTACCGATCGATCAAAAACCGCTGGCAAAAACGCTGCCACAGCCAGACAAGCACTAGATTCAACAACTGATGCAGTAAGCAGCAACAGTCAAAACTGGGACGTACAGGCCGGCACACAAATCATCCAGGTCATTGATCAGATCATGCGCAGCAGTGAATACATCAGCCAGCAAGCAACCGCGCAGATTGATGCCAACACGCAAAAAAACATACCCAGCACCAGCAACGGCATCATAGCCTGGTACAACGTCAGTGTGCAGGCTGTCAGTCTGGGATTTGACAATCTGCGGCGAGATTTTGCCTATCACATGACCTTTGTGATCACTCCGTATTCGATAACCAAGATGGTGAGCGACTATTTTCCTGACAGCCGATATAGAGGCAGTCACAAGAGCTACAACTATTGGTTCACTGGGCAAAATACCGAGGTACTGAGTTTTGAACAAAAATACGATGCATTGTACAAGATCATAATGAATGGCAGCCAGGCAACACAGATAAACAGTGCTGTGGCCATCAATTATCGTGAGCAATACAGCAAAACAGCCATGCCCACTACCAACGAAAAAACTGGCCAACAGACCGGAACCTATACCAATGCAGCAGCCGACAGTGCCGCAGATTTCCTTTACAGCCAGACAGATTATGCCTTGGCCAAAATCAGGATAGTGGGGGACCCGGCCTGGCTACAGCAAGGATCGGTCACTACCGGGGTCACAGCACAGCAGTTCACATTTGATCCATTCAATGCCGATGGCAGCATAAATTACGACAGCCAGATGGTGAATTTTGACATCAACTGGAATCAGCCAGCCGATTACGATTTTGCCACTGGTGTGATGGATCTAAACAACACCCAAGGAAGACCCAAGGTCAACAATACCTATTATGCATCTGAATGTAGAAGTTTTTTCAGCCGTGGCAAGTTTGAACAAGAACTGGAAGGCAAGCTCTTGATCGAAAGCAAACCAGATCAGGCCAACAGCACTGCACCAGTAGAACGTGTTGCACCAAAAACGAAACCAACATCGCCACCACCTCTCACGGGCACTACTCCATTAAAACCGTCACAACAACAGGATCAGGCCGCGGTTGGCATGGCAGCCAGTATAGTCCGTCCAAATGGCACATCATTCAATCCGTTCTTGCAAGCACGACAACCCGGCGGACCTTTTTCAGGAAATCGTACTCCGTTGGCACCAAACAATCCATTGAATCCCAACAACTATAGCAATTGATATGTAAAGTAACTGACAGAAAGAAAAACACATGGGTTTACAAAATTATCAACGCAGTCGTGGCACACCTAAAACATTTGATCAGAATCGCGGTGGCACACCTGGCACTGGCGGCCCGTATATTGGCATAGTCAAAAACAACACTGACCCCACACGCATGGGTCGTTTGCAGGTCTATATCACGGCATTTGGAGCCAACGAGGAAGATGAAACGGCCTGGAAATGGGTCAGTTACGTGACTCCATTTTACGGAGCCACACCGCAAGGTGGCACTGCCGGAACCGGCACTTTCCTGGACGGAAACTCACAAAGCTACGGCATGTGGTTTACCACACCCGATATTGGTGTGCAGGTAATCTGTATCTTTATCAATGATGATCCCGGCAACGGCTATTACATAGGATGCTTGCCCAACAACGGAGTCACTCACATGATCCCGGCCATTGGATCGGTGGCCGCCAACAAGGCTGCCGCGCAGAATTCAACACAGGCTGCGTATCTGGCCAACAGCTCGCGACTGCCGGTCACCGAAATCAACGACAGCCCAGAAAATCCCAAAACCAGTGAAAGCGCCACGTTTTTCAATGACACCAAACCAGTTCACAGCTATGTGGCCGCGATTCTGTTCCAGCAAGGACTCAACAACGATGTCATGCGTGGACCCATTGGGTCCAGTGCGCAACGCGAAAGCCCCAGTCACTGTTATGGAATAAGCACACCGGGGCGTGCAATCTACCAAGGTGGCCTGGGCGACACTGCCGATGCCAAGACTCTAGATGCCATCAGCCTGGACAGTATCAACGTGATCGGTCGTCGGGGCGGTCACACCTTGGTCATGGACGATGGAGCGCAAGACGGTACTGACAATCTGATCCGGATACGCACCAGCAAAGGACATCAGATCACCATGAGCGACGACGGTAATTTTTTCTACATCTGCCATGCCAACGGTCAGGCCTGGGTAGAACTGGGTCAAGAAGGCACCTTGGATGTGTTCACAACCAATTCAGTCAATCTGCGAACCGAAGGCACTATCAACTTGCATGCCGATCAAGATGTCAACATATTTGCCGGTGGCAAAATGAATCTCAAAAGTGCCAAAGGTACCAGCATACAGAGCGACACGGATGCTGACTTGGCATGCAAGGGCGGACTCAAGCTGTTTGGACAAAAAAGCATGGATATCAAGACCGGTGGCACCATGGCCATCAAGAGTCAGTTGGGCAGCTGGAGTGCAGGTGCTGCACTCAGTCTCAGTGGCACCTTGTTGTTGCTCAATAGTGGTCCAGGACTGCCGGCTTCGGCTCCCAAAGGCATCACTGATTATCTACAACCCAATACCACATTCAACCCCAGCACCGGTTGGCAGGTAAGTCCCACTGGCACCAAGAGTTGTGTCACGCGAGCGCCCACTCATGAACCTTACCCGTACCATAATCAAGGTGTAAACAACCAGACCAGTCTAGGGGTCAGCGGCCAACCCAGCCCACCTATAGATGCGCCAGATTTACCAGTCGGAGTTTCGATAACCAAGATATCATGAGCGTATTCAATTACACCCTTCCTTCAGGATCCACGTTCCGCATGACTGCACCCACGGGTACCACGCAGTTGCAAGCCGACCAGATCTTTTACAGTCAAGTGGCTGCAGGCGCATTTGTGGGTTACAGTCCAGGACAGACCTTGACCAGTGCCACTGAAACAGTGACCAAGTTTGCTCTCAGCCGGCTGGATAGAGGCACAGCCGGAGTCGACACACAGGCCATAGTGGCCATAGTCAACAACATTCCCACTGTCAACCTGGTCTCGACTGCAGCCAATGGTGTGTCAATCTCACAGGGTCTGCCCAATTTGACTGCCACGCCCTTGGTCAACCCTGTCGGTCAAGCTGACTTGGTCAATGTGGCAACAGGAACTTTGGCTCCCAACCCCATCGGACCCTTGAGCAGCAATCAGGTTCAAGGTATCCTGGCACAGATAAGCAATCTAGTGGATCAACCGGCCACGGTCATGACCGACGACAAAGGAGTAGGCCAATACGGATTCAGTTGTGTACAACTGGAACAGGCCGGATATGTCAAGCCCGGTACTTGGCAAAGATTCATATTTGATCCATCGCCCATGACCTCGGTACTGTCGGCTGCTGGAATCTGGACAGGTAAAAACGGAATAAAATCGGTCACCGATTTCTTGAACAACGCCGGGTCACAAACAGATGCACAAAATTATCTGTTGCAAACTGGATACAACAGCTTGGTGTCCAGTGGAACAATTTTGCCTGCTACCGCTCAGAGCCTGACCACTTCGGTAGGTCAAATCTTCAGTCAAAGCGGTCTGCAGACAGTGAGTGCGCTGGGTGCCAGCATCGGTGCCAGTCTCTCGGTGCCCAGTTCGGTGTCATCTGCTTTGTCGGGTACTGCCATAGCCAGTTTGCTGAGCAGTCCGTTGACCAACATCAACAGCATATCGTCTGGTGCTGTCAATGCTATTACCAATGCTGTTGGCAATTTTACCAACACCAGTGGTATAATCAGCAATTTGACCAATACTGCAATTGGAGATGTAGGAGCTCTAGTATCCAATGCTGGTCGTTTTGGATCAGCAGCCACCGCAGCCTGGAGCCAATTGTCCTCGGGCGCCGTTTCATCTGTGTTGGGCGGTATCACCGGCCAAGCAAGCAACATCGCCAACAATCTTTTGGGCAGTATTACCGGTCCGGCCTCGGGCACTTTCGATCTTGGCAGCAGCCTAGTGAATGCTCTGCCTGGCGACATCGGTAGTAGCATATCCAATCTAACCAGCAATCTCGACATCACCGGCAAGGCCGGACAGTTTGCCACAGCTTTCAGCGACCCTGCTGCGGCACTATCCAATTTAGGAAATTTTGATATTAATAGCTTGACCAATCTAGGTAGCGGCGCCGTGACCAATTTGCTTGGCAGCACCGGTAGCATAGGTAGTGCGGTCTCCGGCCTGTTGAATGGTGGTGGGTTGAGTTCAGTGACTGGCCTGTTGAGTGGCAGTGGTAGTTTGGGTAGTGCAGCTGCCAGTCTGTTGAGCGGTGGTGGGTTGAGTTCAGTGACCAGTCTGTTGAGCGGTGGTGGGTTGAGTTCAGTGACCAGTCTGTTGAGCGGTGGTGGTGTAGGTAGTTTGTTGGGCAGTTTTGGCGGTCTCAGCAGTCTAGGAGCCCTGGGCAGTCTTGGGAGCCTGGGCGGACTATTTGGTGGCGGTGGTGACAGTCTGGTATCTAGTACACAAGTGGCAGCCGGCTATAGCAATACTGTGGATAGAGGAACTCTTGATGTGGCATTGACCAAAATCATTGGCAGCACCAAGGTGCCAACTCCGCTGTTTGATTTTCCATCAATCAACAGTATCAGTCTCAATGCCAGTGCCGATATAACAGCCGCTTCTAACATATTGCAAAATCTCAAGAGTCAGGGCGGAGCACTGCTGAGTCAACTACAACAAACAGCTACCAACGCTGTGAGCAGTACTGTGCAAGATATAACCAAACAAGCCGGCGGCGTAATATCAGACTCTCTGAACAATCTAATAGGTTAAATACAGCATGGCCACATTTATTGGATTCAACACCATCAATCAAAACAAGTATTTTACCTTGACCGATTTTGAATTGATCAAACGAGACTTGTTGAATGCTTTCAGTATCCGCCAAGGAGAACTGGTAGGCGTGCCCGGGTATGGCACCACGTTATGGAACTTTGTGTTTGAGAATCAAACTCAAGATACCATACAAGCTGTGTACAACGAAGTGCAACGTGTGGCCAGCGGCGATCCCAGGATCCACATCAGTTCAATTGAAGTATTCCCTCAACAGAACGGACTACTGATACAACTGCAATTGACTGTGGTACCCAGCACCGATGCCCAACGTTTGTCTATCTTTTTTGATCAGACGCAGAACATGGCCAGCTACTTATAATATACGTAGTTTTTAAAGTCCATAAATACTCAACACTGGAATACATATGGCCACAACTACAAGACAAACTGCGATATTCGGAGTTCAAGACTGGAAACAGATCTATCAGACCTATCAGGAAGCCAATTTCCAAAGCTATGATTTTGAAACCCTGCGCAAGACCTTTGTGGATTACTTGCGCTTGTATTATCCAGAAACCTTCAACGACTATATTGAAAGTTCGGAATTTATAGCCCTGTTGGATGTGATGGCGTTTATGGGTCAGAGCTTGGCCTTCAGGACCGATCTCAACAACAGAGAAAATTATCTAGGCACAGCTGAGCGTAGAGACAGTGTGATCAAGCTGTCAAACTTGGTCAGCTATGTACCTCTCAGAAACACCGAAGCTTCGGGCTATCTCAAGGTATTCAGCATCAGCACCACAGAAAATCTAGTTGACTACAACGGCGTCAATCTCAGCAACATCACGGTCAACTGGGCCGATCCAACCAATCTAGATTGGCAAGAACAGTTTACGACCATACTGAATGCCAGTCTGCTCAACACACAACGTTTTGGACGTCCTGCTGCCAGTCAGACCATACTGGGCGTGAACACCCAAGAATATACCATCAATCTGGTTCCGGGCTATCTACCGGTAGTGCCTTACACTGCTGTGGTGGATGGCATCAGCATGCCGTTTGAAGCTGTCAATGCCACCAGTGCTGGTCAGGACTATGTGTACGAACCGCCTCCTCTTCCAGACGGTCGATTCAACATCCTGTTCCGCAACGATCAGCTGGGATTTGCCAGTGCCAACACCGGGTTCTTTTTCTTCTTCAAGCAAGGCACGTTGCAAAATCAAGATTTCAATCTGGTTGAACGCATAACCAACCGTGCCGTAGACATCAACATAGATGGTATCAACAACACTGACGTATGGTTGTATCAGTTGGACAATTTGGGCAACGTGCAAAATTTTTGGTTTCCTGTGCAGAGCGTGTATGCGGCCGCAGCACAGCAGACCTCAGCTGGAACCCAACAGATCTACAGCATAGCCAGTAGAAATAACGATCAAATCACGCTGAATTTTGGCGACGGCATTTTCAGCACCATACCGGTGGGCACATTCAGGACCTATGTGCGGGCCAGCAACGGATTGACCTATATCATTAATCCGCAGGAAATGCAGAACATACAGATTCCTATCAGCTATGTGAGTCGCACTGGACAGATTGAAACACTCACATTCAACTGCGGTATCACTCAGCCGGTAACCAACGCCCAGGCCCGTGAAACCATCAACGATATCAAGCAACGTGCTCCGGCCCAGTACTATACACAAAACAGAATGGTCAATGGCGAGGATTATACCAATTTTCCTTACACACAGTACAACAGTATCTTGAAAAGCGCAGCTGTGAACCGAGCCAGCATAGGAACCAGCCGATATCTGGACCTAGTGGATGGTACTGGCAAGTACTCGAGCACCAACATATTTGCCAGTGATGGCGCCATGTATGAAACCAATCTAACTCCAGCATTCTTGTTCAGTTGGCTCAGCATCAACGATATCAGCAGCGTGGTCTACAACCAGATCAATCCGCTGTTGACCCAGGCCGGCCTACAACAATTTTATTATGCCAATTTTCCTAGACCCAACCTGTTGAACCTCAACTACAGTTGGCAACAAAGTACGGCCATGACCAACGAAGTCACTGGCTATTTTAAAAACAGTAGTGGCGATGCTGTGCCTGTGGGGTCAGCGGCCAGCAACAATGCCCGGTACATCACAGTTGGCAGCCTAATCAAGTTTGTTCCGCCGTCCGGTTATTATTTTGATGCCGACAACAATCTACGACCTGGGTCGGCCACATCACCCACTGAGAAAACTGAGATCTGGGCCAGCCCTACCGCAGTTTATCTGTCAGGCACCGGTCAAGGCCTAGGCAACTTGCCCACCGGAGTAGGTCCAGTGGTGCTCAATACATTTGTACCTACAGGTGCTGTCGCCAGTTTGGTTATCCCTACACTGGTTACAGATTTGCCAATCTCGGTCAAACAAAGCGTGGTCAATCAGATCTATCTCAATCAGAATTTTGGCCTGGGCTACAACAATCTCACAGCCACTTGGTATGTGATCACCAGCTCAAATCTGGCAACCAATGCCACGTTTGATCTTGCTAACGCACAAAACACATCCGGAACCAATGCAGATGCCAGCTGGTTGATACAATGCACCACCAACGGCAACAACTACACAGTGATATCAAGATCTCTAGAATACTTTTTTGGCAGCGTGGCCCAGACTAGATTTTTCTTTTACACAGCAGATCCAATCTACGACAGTCGTACCGGCACAGTGATACGGGATTATATCAATGTGCTCAAAATCAACACTCAGCCCGATACCAACTACCCCCTGCCCAACGACAGCATAGTCAATATCATAGCTCAGCCAGTTTTGACCGATGGACTGGTCGACGACTTCCAGGTAGAAATTTCATTTGCCAGCCAACCCGGAAGCTCGGTACCAATCAATCCTGACTTTTTTGATGAGCTGGTCGCACCCGCAACCAACTCCAATCAAAAATTGGTCTTCTTCCAGCAAACAGTGGATTTTGACAATTTACAACGCTATATCCTGGTTGATCCTGGCACAGTCAACACCAGTTATCCCAACCAGGCCAGCATCTTGTTGGCGTTGAGTCAATATACTGTGGGCCAGACTTTTTATGCCTACAATCAGTATCCCGGCAACACCATTACCAACCAGGTATTTTACACTATCACTCGAGATAGCACAGGCAACAACATGCTCACAGTTGATAACACGTATGCAGCACGAGTGGGTCGACAAGGATTCTATTTCCAGTACAGACACAACAGTCCCCTGTCTAGTCGTATTGACCCGGGCAGTACCAACATCATCGATCTGTATCTGGTGACCAATGCTTACTACACAGCCTATCAAAACTGGATCCAGGATGTGACTGGCACAGTGAGCGAGCCTAGTCCGCCCACTATTGATGAACTGAGTACTGACTATCAAGGACTAGACACCTACAAGATGATCAGCGACAATGTCATTTTGAACTCGGTTGATTTCCAACCCTTGTTTGGACAGAAAGCCGATGTTGCACTCAGAGCCACTATCAAGGTCATACAAAATCCTTTGAGCACAACCAGTATCACTGAAATTAAAAACAGTGTGGTAGCCACCATGGCCGCCTATTTTGATCTGGCCAACTGGAATTTTGGAGACACGTTTTATTTCAGCGAACTGTCGGCTTACATACATCAACAGATTGGTGGCATAGTGAGCAGCGTGGTCCTGGTTCCGTTGGATCCACAAAAGAGCTTTGGTGATCTTTACGAAATCAGATCGGCACCCAACCAGATATTTGTGAACGGGGCCACAGTCAATGACATAGAAGTCATAACAGCCCTGACCAGCACCAATCTGCAGACTGCTCCTGGCAGCGGGGTGATTTGATGACCATACCCAGCGCACAATTTAGTACCGCAGACCTTTTACCTGAAGTATTCCAGACTCCGATCAACCGGCAGTTCTTGGCTGCCACGCTGGATCAGCTGACTCAAGAACCAGCATTTGCCAAACGACAAGGATTTATAGGACAACGTATCGGTCCTGGAGTCAATGCCAACGACCAATACGTGATTGAACCAACTGCGACTCGCAATCAGTATCAACTGGAACCCGGTGTAGTGCAGGTCAACCCTGCTGATACTGCCCAGGTGGTGGATGCCATAACCTATCCGGGCATGAATGATGCACTGGCCGTTCAAGGTGCTGTGGTTGCCAACAGTTCATCTTTGTATACCAGCGAGTATTACACCTGGGATCCGTTTGTGGATTTCGACAAGTTCATAAATTATTCGGAATACTATTGGTTGCCCAACGGCCCCGATGCAGTCACAGTCAATGCCACTGGCATACCCACCTACGAAAATTTCACAGTCACACGCAATGACGGTTTTTATACTTTCAGCGGAATTGCCGGCAACAATCCAACCTTGACCTTGGCCAGGAACGGCACTTACAATTTCCTGGTAGCACAAAACAACCAGGCCACCATACAGTTCCGTGTAACCAACAATGGAACCACAGCCTGGGTCATAGACTATGACAGCAATCCGACCCTGACCCTTACCAGGGGTAACACTTATACATTTGATTTGTCGTTGTCGGCGCCACTTCCGTTCTATATCAAGACCGAGGCCAGCTATGGATCGATCAATCTTTACAACTCGGGAGTGTCCAACAACGGCGCTGTGTCCGGGCTGATCACTTTCACAGTGCCACAAGATGCGCCCGATACCCTGTACTATTGTAACAGCACTGAATTCAATTTACGTGGCACGTTTGATATAGTCGATGCTGTTGCTGGCACCGGTCCGGGGTTTTGGATACAGACTGATCCGGGTATCAATGGAGTTGTTGCATCTACCCCTAATATTTCAAGTCGTGATGTGTACGGTGTGGTCAACAACGGAGTTGATCTTGGTACTGTCACGTTCAACACACCTGCTACTACTGCACAGAATTTCTACTACAATCTGCCTTATATTGGTAGCCTGCCCAATCAACCCACAGGTACCGTGGATCTGGTCACCACGTTGCTGTTTGATCAGATCAACGGCATAGCATTGACAGACTTTCTTGCAACCAATCCTGCAGGCATCGATGGTGTGACCAACATTGTTGGTAGAACACTGGTATTCAATGCCGTCAATACCACAGACACAGATCTGTATGTGGTCTGGCTGGTCAGTGAAACAGGTGGGATCATACAGCTGATCAATGTGCTGTCTATAAACAATCTTTCTCAGTTTGGTGTGTTGTTTGGAGCCACCTATGCCAGCACCAGATGGTACAAAAATGCTTCAGGTCTACTGGTACAAATGCCCTTGTTGACAGCCACACGTGATCTGCTGTACTACCAAGACGGAACAGACCCGACCATGTTTGGCGTGATCGAACTGGTTGATTTAACAGGCACGAGTGTTTTAGATGTTGGCAACATTCTGGGCAGAAAGACCTATACCAGTCCCAATGGAGTCACGTTTACCAACGGTCTCAAGGTACTGTTTACTGGAACCACAGTTCCAGCTGGATATCAAAACAACGAGTATTATGTGCAAGGTGTGGGCACAGCCATACAACTGTTGCCGGTCACCGATTTTGTTACACCAGAAACCTATCTATCGGGTTTGCCGCTTTATCCTGATTACCTTACCAGCAGTCGAGACAGTCTGGATCTCAATCCCTGGTGCCGCAGCAATAGATGGTTCCATGTGGATGTGATACAGCAGACTGGATCATACAACAGGACCAACGTGGTACTGGATCAGACTCTACGAGCCAAGAGACCAATTCTGGAATTCCGTGGAGGTACACGCCTGTTTGGGTTTGGCACCCAGGGCATTGCACCGGTTGACATAATTGATTTTAGTCAGACCGATGCCTTGCGCACGGTGGAAGGCAGCTTGGGGTTTGCGACCGATGGATATCAGTTGGTCGAAGGCAGTACCATAATTTTTGCCGGGGATCAAGACATTGCGGTGCGCAGAACAGTGTATCAAGTGACGTTTATAACCCCAGATACAGTGGCTCCTTTGATACCGGAACCCATTATCAATCTGATTCCGATTGCCACAGTGCTAGCTGATCAGTCCACAGTGTGTCTAGCCGGCACAACCTTGATCGGTGTCACCTACTACTTTGATGGAGCCAACTGGATCCTGGCACAGCAAAAAAACAGCGTGAACCAGCCTATTAGATTTGATGTGTACGATCTCAACGGTATCAGCTTTGCCGATCAAACCACATATCCCAGTTCCAATTTCCTCGGCAGCTATCTAACCAGTTATGCAGTCAGCAACGGTACAAATGATCCGTATCTGGGATTTCCTCTGACCTATTTGAATTTGACCAACCTGGGCGACATAGTATTTGATAACAATCTTTATGCCGACAGTTTTGTTTATACCACCAACAACACCGGAGTTACAGTTCCACTCAGCACCGGATTTGTCAGACAGTACCAGACACGAGCTGCCTTTGATCTTGAAATAGGCTGGCAAACAGCCGTGTCCAAGAGCCAAGTGAGACAGCAGTTTGGGTTCACTTATGCCGGATTGCCGTTGCAGTTGGATGTGGCTGTGTCGACCAGTACAGTGGTCCCGGCTGTACAGATCTTTGTGAATTCAGCATTTCTAGAACCTTACAATTCCGACACCGGCACATACAATTACAGCTATACTGTGGCATCGGCCACTACCACTATCACGTTCGCATCCGGGGTAATCGCAGTAGGAGACACAGTCGAACTGCAAGTGTTGAGCAATCAGGTCAGTGCCACAGGGTTTTATCAGGTACCAATCAATCTTGAAAACAATCCGCTCAACAACAATTCCAGCACGTTTACTCTGGGAACAGCACGCAATCACTACAGTACCATTGCGCAAAATCTAATCAATCTTGAAGGACCTGTAATTGGTGCCAACAACACCCGAGATCTAGGCAATCTGGTGCCGTATGGATTGCAGATCCTGCAACAGAGTTCGCCCATGACCTTGGCTGGATTTTTCCTGCGCAGTACCGAATATAATATTTTTGATTCGCTGGTATTCAACAGCCGCGAATACATCAAGTTCAAGAATCAACTGTTGAACGCCGTGATCACAAACGATTTTGGAACGCAGACTGTGCCTGAGATCCTGGACAGTGCAGTGAGTTTGATCACGGCTGGTGATACCAGTATCAGTCCGTTTTACTGGAGTGACATGCTGCCTACTGGCACTCGACTGGCATCAAACTCAACCACAGTGACAGCAATCACGACCAACCGATTCAACACTGTACAGACTTACGATTTTACCACCAGCAACTATCTAGGACTGTTGGTGTACCTGAATGGCGCCCTGTTGACACGTGGTGTTGATTACGAAACCGGTGTAGGCACACCAACCTTGACCATACTGGTGCCTTTAAACACAGGCGATACAGTCACCATCAACGAATACAATCCAACCTACGGCAATTTTGTACCCAACACTCCTACCAAGCTGGGACTGTATCCCAAATGGACTCCCAGGGCCTACATCAGCTCGGATTACGTCCAACCAACTCCGGTCATACAAGGGCACGACGGCAGCATCACTGTTGCGTTTGGCGATATCCGCGACGACATCTTGCTGGAATTTGAAAAGCGTATCTACAGCAATCTCAAGACAGATGGTAACCCGGTACCACTTACCATAGACGAAGTGTTGCCCGGGTTTTTTCGAACCACAGATTATACCGAAGCTGAAATCACACAGATCTTGGGTGAAGATTTCCTCAGCTGGGCGGGCTACAACAAACTGGACTATACCGCACAGGATTACCTGGCCAACAACGCATTTACCTACAACTACAGCACCGCCGGCAATCGGATCAACAATCAGGTGTTAGAGCAAGGAGCCTGGCGCGGTATCTATCGCTATTTTTATGATACTATTACACCCAATCTGACACCTTGGGAAATGCTGGGCTTTACTGAACAGCCAGTCTGGTGGACCAATTGTTACGGTCTGCCGCCATATACCAGCGGCAATTTGGTATTATGGGGCGATCTTGAACAGGGGCTGGTGGCTGATCCAGTAGCGCCTTACATAAAATCTAATTTTGCCAGACCCGGGCTCACACAGGTGATACCGGTGGATGGATTGGGGAATCTGTTGCCTCCGGTCAGCAGCGTGGTTGGACTCTACAACCCCAACACGTTCCGTAAAAGCTGGACTGTGGGCGATGGTGGTCCAGTAGAAGCATCGTGGTGGTCCAGCTCGAGTTATCCGTTTGCTGTTATGCGCCTGTTGGCCTTGACCAGACCCGCTGAATTTTTCAGTCTATTTGCCGACCGAGATCTTTATCGGTATTCGGCCACGATGCGCCAGTATCTTTACAACAAACGTTACAGACTCAATGCCAACGAATTAGAAATTTATGGCAACGGAGTCAGCAAGGCCAGCTATATTGATTGGATAGTGGATTACAACCAACAGATGGGTGTCAACAGCACTGACAGCCTTGCCAGCGATCTGGCCAATGTGGATGTAAGATTGTGCTACCGCATGGCGGCCTGGACCGATCAACAGAGCCTGGAAATATCTCTTGAAAAATCCAGTCCACAGAGTCAAAATCAAAGTCTCCTGATTCCGCCTGAAAGTTATCATCTACTGCTTTACAAAGATCAACCGTACTCGCAATCCACCTACAGTTCAGTCGTGATAGAAAAAGTGGGCAACGGTTGGTCGGTATACGGATACAGCACCTATCAGGCCTATTTTACTATCTTGGTCAGTGCGGTCAACGGTATCACTCAGACCATATCAGCCGGCGGCGCCACAGTACAGGTGCCAGCACAGTACAGCAACCAGACAGCCCGGATACCGTACGGTTATGTGTTTACCAATCGCAACATGGTGGTTGATTTCTTGTTGAGTTACGGCCAGTATCTTCAGACGCAGGGAATGTCATTTACCTATATAGAAAATGGGTATGTGTTGGACTGGCGTCAGATGGCCCAGGAATTCCTGTATTTCAGTCAGCAGGGCTGGCAAACCGGAACCTTGATCAATCTCAATCCAGCAGCCAGTCAATTGTCAGTTAGCACTCCCGGAGCTGTAGTTGACAGCATTGTCAGCTACGGTCCACAGAATCAACTGCTGGATCAAAACAGACAGACATTTGCCACTCGCAATCTTGTCATACAGCGGTTTGGCGACAGTTTTGTCATACAGCCCGATTTGTCGACCGGTCAGGCCATCAGTTATCTCAATCTCAAATTTACCGATTACGAAAACATGATCGTGTTCGACAATGTGGATATTTTTGGAGATGTGATTTACGATCCTACCACAGCCGAGCGACAAAATAGGCTGTATCTGAATGCATTTAACAGCACCATGTGGGACGGCACATTGAATGCTCGCGGGTTCATGCTGAATCAGGACAACGTGCTGGCTTGGGATCCTACTCAGAGATACACCAAGGGCGACCTAGTACGATACAAAAATCAATACTGGCAGGCCAACGGCACTGTACAACCTACTGCTGCATTTGATTACAACAGCTGGTTCTTGAGCAACTGGGCACGCATTCAAAAAGGTTTGTTGGCCAATCTGGCCAACAAGGCTGATCAGCTGGCCAATACCTACAACACACAAACAGCCAATCTCAACAACAGCAATGACTTGTTGGCGTACAATCTGATTGGGTTCACACCCAGACAGTACATGGCCAATCTTGGTCTAGACGATGTGAGCCAGGTCAATCTTTATCAGCAGTTTATCAAGACCAAAGGCAGCCTGCAGGCCACTGATCTGTTTACCAATGTGTCTTTGGCCAAAGGCAGTGGCACTTACAAGATTTACGAAACCTGGGGTGTGTTGATCGGAACCTACGGAGCAACGGCCAACAGAAGCTATTTTGAAATCAATCTCAACCAAGCCTTGTTGCCCAACAACCCTAGCACAGTGCAAATCATACAACCAGGAGATATCAGCCAGGCCAATCAAACTGTGCTACTGAGCAATCTCTGGAGCGAAAGCTACAACATTGCCACAACCAATATCCTACCTACCATATATCCTACCACTCAGCAGACTGCGTTGCCGTCGGCCGGATATGTAAACATCAATGATGCCGATATCACAGTGTACAGTCTAGACGACCCTTCGTCAATCGCTGCCAACATTGGTATCATTGGCACAGGCACCACTGTCTGGGTAGCACATGACAACAGCTACGACTGGAATATCTATCGTTGTGCTCAAGTTCCTGGACGTTTGACTCAGATCACAGACAATCTAAATGGTACCAGTATCGCACAATTTAGCTCTATAACCAATCTGAAAATTGGTGACCTGATCATTGTGAGATATTTCTCCACAGTTGTGGATGGAGTATATCGTGTCTTGGGCATACGCTCGCCCACACAACTGATAATTTCTTACAGTTTTGTCAACAGCAATCAGACTACCTTGACTGGCACTGGTTTGGCCTGGCATCTACAGACCATGCGTGTCAAACAGGCCAGTGATGTAAGTCAATTGTCGTATGCCACAGATCTAGTACCCGGCGCACGTGCCTGGGTGGACAATGACGGGTCAGGCCACTGGCAGGTATTGGAAAAACAATCACCGTTTGCCGGAGTTGAAACTGTATCATCAATCATTCCACAATACAATGATCTATTTGGATCTGCGATAGCGCAGTCAAGCAATCATTACAGCCTGTTGGTAGGCAGTCCAAACACAGCTGGTGGAGGCACAGTTGAAACTTATCGACGTGTTACTACCAGTACCAATGCCGGCACTTATGTAGACAATCTCATACTCACGTTGGCAGCAGCCAATACAGAATCGTTTGGTAGCAGCCTCAGCTGGGGCAACAGCAACTGGGCTGTTGCTGGAGCTCCAGCCAGCGACGCTGGTCGCGGATATGCCGTTGCTATATATCAAGTGCCCGGCAGCAACGATTATGAATTGAGCCAATTGCTTACAGCACCCACCTCGACTGCGGCCGTGGCATTTGGAACTGCTGTGGTGATCAGTGCAGATGAACGTTGGATGTATATTGGCGCACCTGGTAGAAATCTGGTCTATGCCTACGGACTGATCACAGTTCCAACACAATCTATCTCTTACACTACGGATCTAACAACCACGTCGTTTGTGTACAACACGGCCATACAGATCAATTCGGCCTATCCTGACCAATTGATTGTGACCTTGAACAATGTTCAATTGACCAATGGCGTTGATTACACTGTTACAGCCACATCAATAGTTTTTCCGCAAGCACCGTCGCCTGGTATACAATTACTTGTGACTCGACGCAACAAGGTCATATTGACCGGTACTGGATCAGACACCTATAATTTGTCCACCTATCTTTACACAGCTACATCCATCGACAGTTTTTCTATAGCAGTTGACGGAGTATATCAACGTCCTTATATCGACTACACATTTTCTACCCAGCTGACCTTTTTGACTGTGCCTGCGTCCGGCAGCAACATTGTGATAACTGCCGGCAATTACTGGCAATACATGTCGGCTATGCCGGTTGGTGGATTATCGTTATCTGCAGACGCTGCATTTGGTTCTGCGGTCACAACCAGCACTGACGGCAGGACCGTGATTGTGGGCAGCAATTCAGATTCTGCTCTAGATTCGCAAGGCAATGTTGTGGCCAATGCTGGTTCAACCTATGTGTTTGATCGCAGCGTGGTACGTTATTTGGTCACTGACGTTGCTCAATTGACCTATGCCATACCGGGTGCTGTTACAGCACCGGTAGCAGTATTATTGAACGGTACGTTTTTATATAACTCTGCACAGTACATCAACGGCCAATTTACTCTATCAGGATCCAACATTGTATTGAACAATTCGGTGGTACTCAATATTGGTGACAGTATCGAAATTGAAACCAATCAGTTCCAGTTCATGGAAAAGATAACAGCATCAACTCCGGAGTCCGGATCACAGTTTGGATCTGCGGTACAAATTTGTTCAAACGACTGCAGCATCTACGTGGGATCTCCTAAATACACGTCGACATTGATACAGGACGGCAGCGTGACTCGCCACGTCAATCAGAGTCGATTGTACGGAGCCACAGTGAGCACAGTGGCCAACCCCACACTGACTCCTGGAACAGCTATACGTGTGAACAATATAGAAATAGCCGTACCCAACAGCCCCAACAATACCGTGGCTGGTCTGGCCAATGCCATATCTCCGTTGCCGTGGTCCAGCACCCAGACGTACTATATCAATGATCGTGTGATCTACAACAGTGTGTGTTACATTTCTGCTCAAAGCAGTTTGGCGCAACAGCCATCGTCCAACAGCATGTATTGGACCAGCTCTTTTGCTGTGCCCAATGTGCAAGCATCGCTCAGCAACAATCTTGAATTTATCAGCGATGGCACCACACAGCTATACGATATCGGGACCGTGTACAGTGCAGCTGGATCAAATCCGGTAGTGTATGTGAACGGTGTTTTACAAATAGCCAGCCCCGCTGCAGGATATACCTACAGCTATATTCCAGCCACAACATCCAGCCCCGGACAGATTGCTTTTGTGACAGCACCTGCAATCTATTTGCCTATAGTGATCGTGACCGGACAACTGGTCTTGAGCGTGATAGATTCGGCCGCAGCACCCACCTTCAATCAATTGAGTGTGTTACCGGGCATAGGCTATAACGGGTCGGCATTTGCTCAGTTGGGATTTGAGACCTTTGTGTACACACAGACCTTGACCAGTCCTGATCCAGTGGCCTATGGTGCGTTTGGTAGCGCGATTTCCATAAACAGCAACAGCCTCAACGTGGTTGTTGGCGCCCCCAATGGCAATGTGTACGAAGCCATGTCGTTCGATGCAGGAAAAACCATATTTGACGAACACAGCACTCGAGTCAGTAATCCTGTAAGCAACTCCGGAGTGGCTTACACATTTGATTATTTGCCCAGTGCCAATACTTCAGTTACCAACCCAGGACAGATGGTATTTGGTCAGCAGATTTATCAGAGTGGTACTCAGAGCGGCGACCAGTTTGGAACAGCAGTCAACTATGTTAACGGGCGCCTGATTGTGGGTGCACCAGGGCAGGATCTTGGAGTTAGCAACAATTCCAATTACGGCAGCATATCAATCTATGACAATCCGACCAATGCCCCCAGCTGGAAAATTGCTTATTACCAACAGCCTGCAGTCAATATTGAACTCATGAATTCGGTCTACAGCTTTGACAAACTGTTGAACAGCACACAAACCTATTTTGATTTTATTGACCCTTTGCAGGGCAAGATACTGGGCGTGGCAGCAAGAAACATAGACTATATTGGTGCTGTGGACCCAGCCAATTACAACACCGGCACCATACACAACAACGGCACTGCCTGGTATTCAGGACATGTGGGAGAAATTTGGTGGGACACTGACACTGTGAGATTTGTCAATCCCAACCAGGACGATATAACCTATGCCAGTCGCCAATGGGCACAGATATTTCCTGGAAGCCGAGTGGACATTTATCAGTGGATAGAAAGCTCGGTGCCTCCGGCCAGTTATACAGGAACAGGTCGTCCGTTGAGCAACACCAGTTACACCACATCATCGGTGTTGACCGCCAATGGTGTGTTGGCCAACTACTATTACTACTGGGTACGTGGGATCACATCAATCGATTCGGCCAACGGCAAAGATCTCAGTGCGTCAGCCATTGCCAGCTATATAGCCAATCCAATTGGTAGTGGCATACCGTATCTGGCACCACTCACGGCCAACACAGTGGCCTTGTACAATGCTAGCGGGCTGATCAGTGCGCAAGACACCATACTGCATGTGGAATACGAGCGCCAGACTCCTGGAGCCGGAATCAACATACATACCGAATACGAATTTATTGCCGACGGCAAGGCCTCCAGTTTTGTAAATGATTCCATCTACAACAAATTGGTAGACAGCTTGTGCGGACAGAATACCTCGGGTGCCCTGGTGCCCGATCCATTGCTGAGCCCGGGCATGCAGTACGGAGTGCGATACAGTCCAAGACAAGGCATGTTTATCGACAGATATACGGCTTTAAAAAATTATCTAGAACGTGCCAATGCTATCCTGGCTCAGTACCCTATTACTGAAACCAGAAGCTTTGCTTTGCTCAACAGCAGTGAGCCAACTCCCAGTCAGTTGATTGGCACTGCGTCGGCTGCTTCTATCGCAGGAACAATATTGACTGTGTCGGGCACAGTCACAGGCACATTTGCGATTGGTCAGACCTTGACTGGTACAGGTATTCCAGCATCAGTTGTTATAACCGGTTATGTTACCGGAACAGGTGGAGCAGGAACTTATAACATCAGCACCGGTCTTTCGATATCTGCACAGGCTATAACAGCCACAGCCGGTTACAATTTTGTTGTGCCCAATATCACAGTGCTGGGCTACCAAAATCTCAATCAAGTTCCGACGGGCTATCTATATCTGGTGCTGTCAGACAGCACCGAAGGCGGAAGATGGACTGTTTATGAAGTGATCAGCAACGCCGGTACTGGTGCACTGCAACTGAACCGCATACAAAATTTTGATACTCCGCTGTATTGGCACTATATCAACTGGTATCAACCTGGTTACAACAGCACAGTACAGCCAGTGGCCCAGGTGGCCAACTATGCTGATCTGGCTACCTTGAGTCTGGCCACAGCACCAATCGGCAGCAGCGTACAGGTCAATGCCAACGGTCAAGGCTTGTACGAAATTTACTTGCGGTCAGATCTTGGATGGACACGAGTGGGTCTGGAAAACGGCACTATTGCATTTGATGAGGTGTTGTGGAACTACAGTCTGGGTCCGTATGGATTTGGTGCAGATGTGTTTGATGCGCAGTTTTTTGATCAGGCACCAGTCACAGAAACACGACAAATTATCAACGCCATCAACCTACAACTGTTTGTGGATGATCTTTTGATATATCGCAACGAATTGCTCATGCTGATGTTCAAATATGTGTATAGCGAGTTTGGCAGTCCAGACTGGTTGGTCAAGAGCAGTTTTATCATCACGGATCATAACCTGCAACCTTTGTTGCCGTATCAGTTGTACGAAAAAGATGATCAAACCTTTGTGGAAGATTACATCAACGAAGTCAAACCGTTCCATGTGCAAAATCTGGCCTTTAATCTAATCTACGATGGCCAGGATGTGTACAATGGCCAACTGACCGACTTTGATGTACCGGCCCATTGGGACAGTGCGTTGCAAGTACCGCAGTTTGTGAGTCCGGTCCTGACTCCGTATACCGCAGCTGGTAGCACGATAGAATCCTTTGCCAGTGATGCGTCGGCCAATGCAGCCATATGGAGTGAGCCACCTTGGCAACCGTGGTTTACCAATCATGCACTCAGCATTACCGGTGCCAGCATGTCCGCGTCTGGTACCGGATACACAGTGGTTCCGGTCGTGACCTTCGGCACACCATGGACAGCCAATACCGTATACACCGTCGGGCAACAGATTTACTATGTGAATGGGTCAACCAACAATCTTTATTTGGTCACAGTTTCTGGAACTTCAGGAGAAACTCCACCGGTGTTTGTGTCGGGGTCTGCGGTCAACGGAACAGCCACCTTGGTCTGGAGTGGCAACGGTGCCATGGGCTATGCTACCTTGGGAACAAACGGGACTGTGGCCAGTGTCACTGTGACTGATCCTGGATCGGGTTATACAACCACGGCCACTATCACGTTGACCGGTGGCAACGGAACCGGAGCCCGTGCCACTCCAATCATGTCCAATGCCATGGCCAGACAGTTCAGCGTGCGCATGCGGTTTGATCGATATCAATATGCATCTGACATAACAGAATGGCAGGCCGGAATCACGTACCCAGCTGGCGCCCAGGTGCGCTGGTTCAATCGTGTATGGTCAGCCAACTACTCAGTCAACACCGCAACTTTTAATGTGGATCAGTGGAGTCTGGTGGATATTACGACGCTGAGCGGAGTCGATCGCACCATGGGTTATTACACGCCTACACCCAACATGCCCGGTCTCAGCTTGCCGCTCTTGATCAACGGAGTCACATATCCTGGAGTACAAGTGTCTGCACCGGCCTTTGATCAAGATGCAGGATTTGATCTAGGCGGGTACAGTTTCAATCCATTTGACAATATATTTTACAGTCTTGAAGGCACGCCGACCTATGATCCAAGTATCCTAGATGCGGCCTATTCCAGCTCGTATGTGGATCCATATCTGGGATTGAGACCCACTGATATCAACATAGCAGGCGGCGGCTACATTGATCAATACAGCAGCTATGCACCCGAAGAACTGGTTCCGGGCAGCGAATTTGATACCATGGATTTCCGTGTGATCACCAATGATGGCAGTCCTGAATTCCGTATTTTTCAAGACATGCGTGGATTCCAGTTGACCTATGCCATAACAGGCCCAACCACAACTACTGTGGCACAAGCCGTGGCCACAACCGATGATATCATACACGTGGTCAATGCCGAAGCCTTGTTTGTGCCGGATCTGGCCACCAATCAATGGGGCGTGATCACTATTGATGCTGAACGCATCATGTATCGCAATATTGATTTGACAGCCAACACAGTAAGTGGTCTTATCAGAGGCACTGCCGGAACGGCTGTTACTGCTCATGCTATCGGATCCACAGTGCGTGACATGAGCAGTAACAATTTATACGGTCAACGATACCAAAACTACGTGGTCAGTGACACAGTCACAGCAGATGGATCCAGCACAACATTTGTGGCACCCAGCATTGTGCTGAGCACAACTGATATAACCTGGGTCATTGCCAACAGCTACGACACCGGAGTCATAGTAGAAACTCCAGGAACTTTTAGTTCATCCCCATACGATACTACACCATTTGACGGAGGACAGTTTTATCGTGCCAAACAGGCAGTACCGGCCGGAACCGATATTACCGACACAGACTATTGGCAACCGCTTGTCGCTGCTGTAGAAGTATATGTGGGCGGATTGCGTGTATCTCCTGAATTTTACACAGTCACAGCCTCTACTCCGGTATCGATCACACTGACTGCAACGCCACCTGCTGGACAAGATGTAACCATACTGGTGCGCAGAGGGACCTGGGTTGATTTCTAGATCTAAAACTTAATCTACATGTAAAAACTCAAGGTAAATAAATCATGACGGATAAAAAACCCACAACAAATAACAACGCCACACAGCCAAACCCTCGTCGTCCTGATGAATTGGGCAGTGTGTGGTTACAGGCGCATCTGCGTATCACGGATCCCAAAACTGGTCAAGTCATAGTGGAGAAATCAGCATGATTATCACTCCCGGACTAGCACAGGTACAGGGGTTTGTGCGTATACACGATCCACATACCGGAGAAGTATTGGTAGACAAACGCAATGCTATCAATTATGAAAATATCAGTACTTGTATGGCCAACACCCTCAGCAACGGTCCAAATGGATTCATTTATGAAATGGCATTTGGTAATGGCGGTAGCGCAGTTGATCTGACCGGTGTGATCACTTATCTTCCACCCAACACCACTGGTGTCAATGCCAGCCTGTACAATCAAACCTATGCCAAGGTAGTAGATCAGTACAGTGCAACCAATCTGGATCCAGCCAACAACAAAATGACTGTGGTACACACATCAGGGCAGGTTTACACTGATATCATAGTGACCTGTTTGCTGGATTACGGTGAGCCAGCCGGACAGCAGGCCTTTGACAACAGTACCAATTTCAATGGCGAATATGTGTTTGACGAACTGGGGTTGAAATGTTGGAACGGTAGCAGCACTGATCTGCTGTTGATCACGCATGTTATTTTCCATCCTGTGCAGAAAAGTCTCAACCGCCAGATACAGATCGATTATACCCTGCGTATCCAGACCTTGACTAATCTCAGTGCGGTATAAATACAGTGCAAAATAAAAGATAGGAATAACGCATAATGTCATACACCATAACTCTAACAGACGGCGCAGTTTTTGCCACCGTGGCAGATGGCACCATCAACACTGCCAGCTCAATGACTTTGGTTGGTAAAAATTATGCCGGTTATGGACAATTTTTAGATAACAATTTCATGCGTTTGTTGGAAAGTGCGTCGAATTCGACTGCTCCAGTAGCGCCAATTACTGGTCAGTTATGGTGGAACAACACACCCAATGCTGGTGTGCTTTCGATCTACATGGGATCAGCCTGGAAAACCCTGGCTGCACTGGTAGTCAGCAGCGCAACTCCTAGCACCAGTACCTACAGCAACACCGGCGACATGTGGTACGACACTGTGAACCAACAGGTCAATATCTGGACCGGTAGCAAATGGTTGTTGATTGGACCGCAATTTACGTCCGGCACCGGAGTCACCGGCGCATTTGCCAATGTTATAACTGACAGCAATTCTATAAGCCACAAGGTCATTGAACTCACGGTCAACAGCACCGTGGTTGGCATTATCAGCGAAGACAGCACTTTTACTCCACAGACTCTTATCACAGGATTTGCCAACGTGAATCCAGGACTGCAATTGGCCAACACAGTGAATGGTGTGGGCGGTGTCAGTGTGCCATCATTTTGGGGACAGGGCAATTCCGGAGTCAGCGTGACTGGCAATATCTCGGGTGCCTACATATTTGGTAACGGAAGCACATTGAGTGGAATAACCACCAGTTTGCCGACCTATACCGGCAATCTGCAGGTCGGCAACATAACAAATGCCAACGGCAACGGTGTGGGCAATATCGGAAACAGTGGTGCATATTTCAATACTATATTTGCTCGTGCCACCAGCGCACAATACGCTGACGTGGCCGAACGATTTGCAACCGATACCGAATACGAAGCCGGAACAGTGGTTGAATTGGGAGGCACAGCCGAAATTACCAAATCTGTTCAAGAATTAAGCGAAACTGTGTTTGGGGTCATAAGTACCCAAGCAGCTTATTTGATGAACAGTGGCGCTGGCACAGATGCCACTCATCCACCGGTTGCAATAACCGGTCGAGTTCCTGTAAAATGTACAGGAACAGTGACCAAAGGTGATAGGCTGGTCAGTGCCGGCAACGGTATAGCCAGAGCAGCTCAACCGGGTGAGGCCACAGCGTTTAATGCCATAGGGCGTGCGCTGGAAGACAAAACAGATCCAGGTCTGGGTATGGTTGAAGCCATAGTCATGATCAAATAAATTTAGGAACAACAGAAAATGACATACAGCACCGGCAACCTAATAGCAGCAACCGATTACAATACTTTTACCTCGGGTATCAACACTCCGTGGAATACCTACTACGGTCAGACTGCATTGGGCACAGTGGCCACAGGTGGCACAGTGACCGCGGTGCAATGGGACAGTGTGGTCAATACCATAGCCAGTCTGGGCAATCATCAGCCGACCACGATCACGTCGAGATCAGCCCCCACAGCAGGTACTACTATCGCAGCCTTGGCCAACGTGCAAACTGACATTACCAATACAAGCAACAACTATCTCAACGCTTACGCAGTAGGCAGCCAATACACAGCTTGGACTGGGACCAGCAGCAAAACAGCTGCCACCGGATCTGGTAGTGCGGCCTGGAACATAACTTTTACTCACACCATGACTTTTGCCAGCACAGCGGCCATGGGGTATTTCTTTTATGCCGGTGGCTACGTACAACTGCAATTTGGTAAAAGCAGCACAGGCACAGTGGCCGATACTGAATGGAACACGTTTATTGGAGCCAACGGCGCTGGTGGTGTAGTGGCTGGCAAAGTCATATTCACCAGTTCCAGTACCAGCAAAACCATTGCTTCGGTAGCATATACTGGTACCAACAAGACCGGCGGAACAGGGACACCTAGTGTGTTAGCTACCGGTATCGGGTTCGCTCAACTCACTGGATCAGCACAGACTATTTACACACAGTATGACACCGGCACAGCTTACAGCGGTAACTATGTGACCATAACAGCCTATACCAGTGGATCCACCATAATCTTTACCACAACCTGGCATGACAACGGTGATACCAATCCGGGGTCAACTGCGCAGATTTCGGGTGGTACAGCCACTTCGGGAACCACGTTCGGTACTGCACCGACCACGATCTTGACCTATTATCCACCAGAAACCACGTACTTGACCAACTCGTGGGGAACTCCCACAGTGGCCGCTACCACAGCCTAACAGGGTCAAAATAGCCAATATTGCTTGGCAAATACAATCATGTAGTGTATAATACATGTATGGACACTGACAATTTGATCGCACATGGCCGCACAAGATTTGAACATGCGGCTGCACGCAGGACTCTCAAAGAAAAATATCAAGGTCGTATGACTTTTGCCTATCAGGGCGGCATGTGGCGTGCTGGTCCTGAGTTACAAAACACATTGTTGACCTGTCCCGACACAGAAGCAGTGTTGCTGGATTTGTATGAAACACCGGTCAAGGTCCAAACCCGAGAGCTGATGACATTGAGTCAACAACGCTGGCAAGAACAAATGACGGCTTGGTTGATCGAACACGAACAGCTGAATCAAAATCGATGACCCAGGGTGTTGTGATATTTGCCTACAATTCAGATCAGCTGGACTATATGGCCTTGGCCGCATGGAGCGCCAACAACATACACCGACACCTGGCTGTGCCGGTCACAGTCATAACTGATTGCGATCATGTTCCTGAGTCTTACCAATTTGATCAGGTCATACAGGCCACCAGATCGGGCACTGCCACCAGGTACTTTGCCGATCTTGATCGTACAGTACCCTGGTACAACGGCAACAGGATGTCGGCCTACGAGCTGTCGCCCTACGATACTACCTTGGTCCTGGACGCCGATTATGTGGTGACCAGCGATCAGTTGGCCTGCCTGTTCGACAGTCGCCAGGACTTTGTAGCACACGATCTGGCCTACGACGTGACCGGACGAGACAATTTTGATGAACTCAACTGTTTTGGACGCTATCACAATCCCATGACCTGGGCCACAGTCATGTGTTTTCGGCGCAGCGATCATGTCGGATTGATATTTGAAACCATGGGCATGATTCGAGACAACTGGGATCATTATCGTGCTGTGTACGGCATTGTTGATTCAAACTATCGCAATGATTTTGCCTTGAGCATGGCCTTGGGTGTGGTCAATGGTCACGTGCAGACCAACACCAGTATCCCCTGGAAGCTGGCCACAGTGACACACCAGCATCAATTGAGCCAGCTGTCGCAAGATCGGTACCGAGTGGACTGGAAGACCTCGGACAACCATGCCCGCTGGATCACGCTTGCGACTGATTTCCATGCCATGGGCAAACGATACCTAGGAGACATAGTTGCCAATCCTTGCTGAACGCGGCTATCTTATACCGGCCATCAACACTGAATCTGTGGACTATGTGGCCTGTGCCCAGCAATTGGCACGATCTATTAGACAATGGCATCCGTCGGCCAACATTTCGGTCATCACAGTAAATCGATGCAGTGATCCGGTATTTGATCATGTGATTCCATTGCCGCATGGCGATCTTGAAGGATACGTCAACGATTGGCAATGCTTTGACGCCAGCCCTTATCGACAGACCATCAAGCTGGAAGCCGACATGTGGTGTGCAGGTCCAATTGATCATTGGTGGAATCTTTTTGAGTTACGAGATGTGGTGATCAGCCGTGGATGTAGAAATTTGTATGATCAGCCGGCGCAGTCCAGATCTTACAGAAAGATATTTGATCAGAATCATTTGCCAGATGTGTACAATGCTGTGACCTACTGGCGTGTGAGTAGACCAGCCCGACAATTTTTTGCCACGGTGCGTGACATATTTGAAAACTGGGCCAGTTACCGACGTGTTTTGAAATTTGCCGACGAGGCTCCTACCACCGACGTGGTCTATGCCATGGCTGCTGTGATACTGGGTCCCGAGTCGGTCATGTTGCCCGCAGGTCTGGGTCCCAGCATAGTGCATATGAAACAGCACATGATCGGACTGCTTGGTGACGATTGGACCCAAGAACTGGTAGCCGAGCAGACCATGCCCGGATTGCGCATCAACACCGTGGCCCAATGGGGACTGGTACATTATCATGTCAAAGAGGCATTCCGTGACTGAACTGACTGAACAAGACTTCTGGCGCAGCCTACAACGATTGCGAGATCACGAACCGCCGGTGCCGGTATATAGATTGTACTATGATGATGCAGGAGTTCCGCTTTTCTACAGCCAGGAACATCTGCCCGGTAATTATATAGAACTTGACGTTGATGTATGGCACGCAGGATCTTTCAATCTACGCATACAGGATGGAATTATACAGTATTTGCAGCGACCAGCACCACCAAGATTACAACCCGAAGATTCAGGAACAGCCTGCGATCCTAGAGATATATGTGTGGTGGTCACCCAAGACCGACCACACAAGAAATGGAGTTTGAGATGAAACGTATTGACATAGCTGATCTTGATTGTATTTTTCTCACCTACGACGAACCCGACCGCGAAGAAAACTGGGCACGCATACGCAACCAGATTCCGTGGGCTCGTCGAGTAGACGGAGTCAAAGGATCGGACGCTGCACACAAGGCCGCAGCAGAGGCCAGCAACACCGAACGATTTGTCTTGATCGATGGCGACAACATGCCGGATGAAAGTTTTTTCAATCTTACTCTGGAGTTGCCCACTGCCGAGTGGGAATCGGCAGTGTTTCGTTGGCGTGCTAGAAATCACGTAAATGGTCTCATGTACGGCAACGGCGGACTCAGTTCGTGGACACGAACTTTTGCAAACACCATGCAGACTCACGAAGCCACAGATGGCCGTACCGAAACCCAAGTGGAGTTTTGTTTTGATCCACAATACTGGGCCATGCACGATTGCTACAGCACTACCTATCCCAACGGATCGGCATTCCATGCCTGGCGTGCCGGATTTAGAGAAGGCGTCAAAATGTGCCTGGATCAAGGGCGTAGACCCAGCATAGCCGAATTCCAGGATCGTGTGCATCACAGAAATCTGGACCATTTGACTGTATGGCACAACGTGGGTCGCGATGTGGAACACGGTATCTGGGCCATGGCCGGTGCCAGGATGGGCACCTACATGACCATGATCACGCCCGCCTGGGATTATCGAACTGTGCAGGATTTTGATGCTTTGGAAAAATTATGGCACACAGTGAAAGATTCGGACCCCGAGATCCTGGCCGGACGTGTGGCCGAAGACTTGGTCACCCAGCTGGATTTACCGATCAACATGATGGGACCAGGCGAAAGTGCATTCTTCAAACAACACTATCTCAGCAATTGGCACAATCGCGGAGTCATGGTCAGAGAGATTGATATAATACGACAACAGGAAGGCTGGTAGCCGTGATTAAAAAATTAAAACTAAATTACGATTTCGCTGAAATATTGTCGGCTGATTACAGCCAGCATACTGGTAGTTGTATCAAGCATCAAATATACGAAGTGAACGATATACATGAACAGTATGGGGGTTTTCCGCAATCTTATTGTCTAGAAAACACCATGATTCACCAACTATGGTGGAATTCAACTCAATTGGACTTTGATCAAATTGGTTGCCAACTGGGGATGGAAGTTATTACTATCAGCAGCATACAACAGCCGCCGGGATGTATGATTCCCATACATCGAGATACCTTTTTTCAAATCAACCAACGCTATCCTGATCGTTCGGAATTAAAAGTACGGGCCAACATACACCTCGAAGATTGGAAACTGGGGCATTTTATACAATACAACGATGTAGTACATACGCACTGGAACGCTGGTGACGTGTTACTATGGGATAACCAGGTCCTGCATCTTTCGGCCAATGCTGGTATGCATCACAAATACACCTTGCAGGTTTCGGGATTTTTGATTTGACAAAATTTGACATCATTCCGGCCAGCAATTACATTTGGAATCAGCTAGAACTAATTGATTTCCTGGTCCAGAATCAACAACGCGATATAGTATTGACAACCAATTCAGAAGGCTGTTGTTGCCGTGCGATTGGGTTATATGATCTATTAGATAAGTTTCGGTTTCAATCGGTCACAATAGTTACTAGCAATCCGGTTGAACAGCATGATCATTATCAAATCAAATTGACAAGACAATGGAATTTTTTATCTGTATCGACTGCAATAGAAGATCGGTATCATTGTTGGAACAAGCACAGAATTTTTGGAACCATATATGGTCGACCTCTCTGGCACAGGATTGGCATCGCATCGCATTTGTTAGTGCATCATCGCCAGTTGAGTCTAATAGGCTGTCGTGCCAATACTGGCGAGGCCGACGACAGAGAATTATTTGAGGTGTCTCAGTTGTTCCAGCATGATCCTGACAGTTTGCAAAAATTTTCCAGTAACTGGCAACAGTTTCCTATGTTGCTCGAAAATCTAGACAGATATACGCCCGGACAACAAAATACCGACGGTTATATATCACAGACCAAGCGTGTTTATGCAGATTTTTTGATCGACATTGTGGCAGAAACCTTCACCGACGGTGATTGTTTTTTTGTAACAGAGAAGACTGTGAGACCCATGATGTTAAAAAAACCATTTATTATATTTGGATCCAAAAACTATTTGTTATATCTGCGTCGCATGGGATTCAGGACATTTGCAGATTTCTGGAACGAAGACTACGACGGCTACGAGGGTCGAGAGCGATTCGTTAGAATATTGTATCTGATTGACAGCTTGGCACAAAAATCCAAGGACGAACTTGAACGCATGTACTGGGACATGCAGTATTCTCTTGATCATAACTACAATTTGCTGTATAATCAAACTTATACCAACAGTATCAATCCTATACCATGACCAACAAAGGTGACGAAGTCACAGCCGAGTTCAAAAGCGGATTCCTAGACAGTGCTGAACACATGCACAAAGCTCTGGGTACGGGTTTGTGCTTGGCCAAATGGAAACAGGTCAGCTTGCACTTGCCCACCGGCCTAAACAATAGCTGTTATCATCCGCCCTTGCATGCTATAGATTCTACATTATTGGCAGGCAATCCTGCAACCTTGCACAATACACCATACAAAAAAGCTCAGCGCAAGATCATGCTCAAACAAGAACGTCCTGCAGAATGCAGCTATTGTTGGAGCATGGAAGATGCTGGCAAATTAAGTGACCGTCACTATAGATCCGGTGAATCCTGGGCTGCCATGGATTTTGAAAAGATAATGCATTCAACCGGAGATGAAGATGACATTGTTCCTAGTTATGTTGAAGTTAATTTTAATCATGCCTGCAATCTTTCTTGTAGTTATTGTAGCCCACAATTTAGCAGCACCTGGGCGCAAGAGGTGGAACGTTGGGGAGGGTATCCTACATCAACGATTCACAATGATTCTAGTCATTTTGTTGGCCGTAATCGCCCTATACCTGCAAGAGAAGCCAATCCATACGTCGACGCCTTCTGGTCTTGGTGGCCAAACCTGTATCCTGAGCTGAAACATTTCCGTATGACCGGCGGCGAGCCCATGCTGGATCGCAATACCTATCGGGTGTTTGATTATGTGTTGGCCAATCCCAAACCAGATCTGCATCTCAATGTGACATCCAACTTCAGTGTAGACGAACGGTCATGGCAACGCTACAAGACTGCTGTCAAACAGATCTGCGCTGGCGAAAACGTCGAACACTTCATGCAATATGTGAGTCTAGACTCGTGGGGGCCACAGGCCGAATATATCAGACACGGACTGGACTTCAATCTGTTATGGGATCGGGTAAACCAGTTCTTGACCGAGATACCAGGTCGTAACAGTATCACGTTCATCGTGACCATGAACAACTTGTCAGTCACTGGACTGGGCAGTCTCATGGCCGGCATCCTGGGTCTTAGGAAACTGTACAGCACCACCTATCAGCGTGTGTGGTTTGACACTCCGGTCTTGCGAGAACCTGCCTGGCAAAGCCTGCAGATTCTGCCCGAAAGCTATTGTGATCAACTGGAACGTTTATGGGTCTGGATGAGCAAGCAGGCCGAAACCGAATCCACACGCTTCCAAGGATTCAAGGATTATGAACTGGCCCGTCTGGATCGAGACATAGCCTGGATGCGTGATGGACAGAAGCTGGATCCGGCCTACATCAATCAACAGAAGGCCGACTTTTATAGGTTTTTTACGGAAGCTGATCGCAGACATGGCACAGATTTTTTGACAACCTTTCCTGAAATGGCCAGCTGGTGGAACGAGTGCGGGTATCATGCCAAAACATAAGATAGGCATACTGGATTTTGACCCTTTGGTCAATCTATTGCCAGGCGCCCGCAAATGTTTTTTAGATATCACTGCATTGAGCCACAATGAACTGTTGGATACTCTTTCGTCTCTGGACACAGCATTCGACAGCATGATCCTGTCCACAGTGGATCATTGGCACAACTATGAACAAGAACAGGAAATCTTTGATCACCCGGTACTGAAAGACAAACTGGTATTCTTGCAAACACAGACTTATCAAAATCAGTATTTGGGGCACAACTGTTGGCGACTCAGTTATCCCAGTTGGTATCTAAACCGTCATAGCCAATATCGGCAATCTCCTGGCTTGCGCGAATTCCGTATCAAGCCCAAACAGTTACCACGCGGATTTGGGTGCCTGAACAATCGTCCGGCTCTGCATCGTTTATTGTTGGGAACGGCGCTGAACAATCGCGGATTGCTGGATCAGATGATATTCACGCAAAACAACACGCAAGCGATGTGTCACACCAATCCGGTATATCCAGCTGGTTGCATAGATCCACAGTGCAATGAAGATCCTGGTATACTAGATTCTGTTCTGGGTTGGTACGAATACTTGCGACTGTTGCCGATCAAATGGCAAAATCAAGCGATACAAAATCAGCATTGCGTGTATCACGACGCCGAGATCAACACTTACTGTAATATCTTGACCGAAGCCACAACTGGACGCATACCATACAATCTTGATATCAATCTTCCTGAAATAAGCGAAAAAAGTCACAAGCCGTTTGTGAGTGGACAAATTCCTTTGTATCTGGCTGCTCGGGGACACACTGCCTATCTACAAGGACTAGGATTTGAAGTCATGTCAGATCTTACACCTGCAGGGTTCGACGATCTTGGTACATTGGATCGAATCCAGGCCATCGTGGATGTGGTTGCTCGGGGTCGAGACTGGATTGAAAATTTTTATTATGATCACATCAAAGAGATACAACACAACCACGAGCTGGTATTTGCGCACAAGACCGATCAAATTATATTGCAACGCATACAGGAAGTGGTAGCATGATCGGCCATCGCAAGCTGATATTGGACACATTCAGTGAAGTATCGGACCTGTTAAAACCCTGGGCAGATGCTGAATTTTGGGATTTTGCCACTCATGACATTGTGCCCGGCGCGGTGTATCTGATCAGTCGAGAACAGTTCAATCTCAACGTGCCTCGCATACGAGAACTGGCCGAGTCGAGCACGATCATACCCATCTTGAGCAATCCCATGGAAGGGTCAGACACCATGAGATGCCATGTTGAAATGGTCACACACATGGATGATCTGGCTCGTGCTGGCAAACTGTTGTTGATTTCGGGCGGAGAAATGGATGCAACCTGGCCATACTTGTTGTATGATAACTTCTTGCCCAAGATCTTGGACTATGAAGAAAATCTGGTCCAGATAGATCGTGGACGAGAAATTTTTACCAAAATTGACAAACCTTACCAATTCCTATTTCTCAACGGACGCATACGGCACCACAGAAAGTATCTGTTGGAACTGTTCCGTCATCGTGGACTATTGGATTCGGCCCTGTGGACCAATTTGGATCCAAGACCGGCCACGTTCCACCCATTGGTATTGCCTGATGCTGTCAACATCAACTGTTGGGACCATACTGTATTTCCGTTGCAACAGTTGCCACCGCAATACGAAGTGGATCGATATCGTGATCGAGTAGACACTGTGTCTCCAGACACTGTGCGAGATCTTTATGCCAAATATCACCTGTTCAACGATGAATGGGGAGATATCTATCTCAATGCCGATCCCTACATCGACACCTATTTCAGTGTGGTGACCGAAACAGTTTTTGAGTATCCTTACAGTTTCCGTACAGAAAAAACCTGGAAGCCAATGGCCATGGGCCACCCTTGCGTGTTTGTGAGCAATGCTGGCTACTACAGAGATCTACACAATCTGGGATTTCAAACCTGGGGACACCTGATCGACGAAAGTTTTGACACCATACACAATGTGCAAGATCGAATCGATCGCGTGGCGCAGGTGGTCGAGGATCTGTGTCAGCAGAATCTAGCCAGTTTCTTGAGTACTGCTCAAGATGTATGTAAATACAATCAACAGCACCTGGCTCACATGCGCACTCAAGTGCGTGCTGAATTTCCTGAACGCTTTTTCCAATTCTTAAAAAAATACATCAATGAATGATCTAGAATTTCGCCAACAGGTCTTGGACACCAAGAGTGCCAGCTTCTGTGCAGCCAAATGGTACAATGCCACCATATGGTTGGGGTCCGGACAAACCACCAGTTGCCATCATCCCTTACCACATGCGATTGATCGCGAAGAAATACGGATTAATCCTGCTGCCATACACAACACGGCCCGTAAAAAATCTGAACGTGCAGAAATGCAGTCGGGTCAACGCCCTGCCGGTTGCGAGTACTGCTGGAAGATCGAAGACATGGGCAGAGATGCTGTCAGCGACCGTGTGTACAAAAGTCGTATCTATTCCCAACAGGACCTTGATCAAGCCTATCGCACACCCAGTGACCGAGACGTCAATCTTAAAACCTTGGAAATTGCGTTTGATCGTACATGCCAGTTTGCCTGTAGTTATTGCAATCCGGCCTTCAGCAGCACCTGGGTAAATGATATTAAAAAACACGGACCCTATCAAGGTCTGGTCAGCGACGGTCGAAATCATTTTACTCATGCTCACGACAATGCTCAATTGTATCGATTTGGTGAGCCCAATCCGTACGTGGACGCATTCTTTGCCTGGTGGGAAAGTGATTTGCATAAAACCTTGCAAGAACTAAGGATCACAGGTGGCGAGCCACTCATGAGCGGAGAGACCTGGAAACTGATCGACTGGTTTCGGTCCAATCCTGGACGCAGCCAGACCCGTTTGGCCATCAACAGCAACCTAGGACATGCGGTAGACGTTGATCGCTTGTTGTCCAGCACGCAAGGACTCGAACTGGACATTTACACCAGCCAAGAAAGCGTAGGCCTGCAGGCCGAATACATCAGAGATGGCCTGGACTATGCAGCCTGGGTTGCAAACATGATGAAATTGATTGAAAGCAAACAGTTGCGAAGTCTGCATGTGATGTGTACTGTCAATGCCCTATGCCTGGACCGGTTACCGGACCTTCTAACTGTGTTCATGCGTTGGAAACACCAGCATGGACGTGACTTTCCTAACTTTACCCTCAACATCTTGCGATTCCCTAGTTTCCAAAGTGCGTTAGTATTGCCCGAGTCCCATCGTCGAGCACACAGTGATCGATTGCGGACCTGGTTGGATCAATGGGGCACCGATGACCTGTTACAAGAACACGAACGCCGGCATGTACAACGGCTAATAGATTACCTGGACACAGTTGACTCTCCGCATGCGCAAGCATTTGATCCACCGTCTTTGTTGAATGATTTCAAACAGTTTTATTCTCAATACGATCAACGTCGCGGAAAAGATTTTGTATCCACATTTCCCAACCTGAGGACCTGGTATGAGTCATTATCAATATAACAGCGCAGATCTAGCTCGACCGGTTGAACTCGACAAACGCGAACAATTCTTGTTGCGAGACAGTAAAACATTCTGCATCTATCCCTGGATACATCTGCACGCCTATCCTACCGGAGAAGCTTATCCTTGTTGTCATGCTGAAATGGGTGTGGGACAAGTGGGCAATTGCCGCACCCATACCCTGGAAGAAATTTATCGATCGCGACCCATGGATCAGTTGCGTGACAACATGCTGAATGAAACACCCTCACTGGCTTGTCAACGTTGCTACGAACAAGAAGAATCTGGATTTTTTAGTGGTAGGAAAAGTGCCAACAAACATCATGGCCATCATATCAAACGTATTGCCGATGACCAATTCCGCATGAGCTATTGGGATGTCAGATTCAGTAACCTGTGCAATCTCAGTTGTAGAAGTTGTGGGCATATATTCAGCAGCAGCTGGTACCAGGATCAGGCTCAATTGGCTGGCGGCGACTGGAAGGAAAAAAACAAAGTTTTAAATTATGCCGGACGTACCGAGACCGACATGTGGAAACAGCTGATACCGCATCTGGATTACGTGGAGCAGATCTATTTTGCTGGCGGTGAGCCACTCATGATGAAAGAACACTACAACATCCTGGACGAGCTGGAACGTAGAGGTCGATTTGATGTGCGCCTGATCTACAATACCAATTTTACTCATACCAGTCTCAAAGATCGCACAGTATTTGATTACTGGCGACGATTTGACAGTGTGGCTGTTGGTGCCAGTCTGGATGCTATGGGTACTCGTGCAGAATATATCAGAAAAGGCACAGTGTGGGACACAGTAGAGCGCAATCGCGAGCAAATGCTTGAAACATGTCCTGATGTAGATTTTTACATCAGCCCCACGCTCAGCATCCTGAATGCCTGGCACTTGCCAGACTTTCATCGTGACTGGGTCAATCGTGGCCTGATTAGACCGCAAGATCTAAATGTAAACATTTTACAAGATCCTGCACATTTACGCATTGACATCGCTCCTGCCTTGTACAAAGCAAAACTGTCTGAAAAATTCAGCGAACATATTGAATGGTTGCGCCCACAGGATCCATTGCAACGAGCCACAACCGGATTTGAAAGTGCCTGGAGATTCATGATGGCCACAGATAATTCCAAGCTGATTCCTACGTTTTGGAACAAGACATTTGAACTGGATCGTGTCAGGAAAGAAAGTGTGTTGTCTGTGATTCCGGAATTGGCTGGGCTAGTATGATAACGCCACATGATCAATTCTGTGTACTACCCTGGGTCAGTTTGGAGACCAGCCCAATTGGTACAGTGAGACCCTGTTGCTTGGCCGAACACGAGTTGGTCGACAATGCCGGAGAAAAATTCAATCTGGCACAGGCCAAATTTACTGCAATACAGGACAGTGACAGCATGCGCAAATTGAGACAGCAGTTTCTGGCCGGTGAACGACCTGACACATGCGGCAAGTGCTGGAGAGAAGAGGATGCTGGTCGTACCAGCAAAAGAATGCACACCTTGGACAGACTCAAGCACATGATTCCTGATCAGGAATGGACCGAGGATGCTAGACCTCTCATGTTTCTGGACCTCAAGTTGGGCAGTATATGTAATCTCAAATGCAGGATCTGTGGGTCATGGAGCTCGAGCACATTCGCCACTGAAGAGCTACAGGCCTTGCCGGTGGACCAACGACGTGGCAGTTTCCATCATAAAATGTTGCGAGCCGGTGCCTGGCCCAGAGAAAATGAATCGTTCTGGGCTGAACTGGATCAGGTGTCGGATCAGATACGTTATATTGAATTTACCGGCGGTGAGCCATTCATGATTCAAGAACATTTTGATCTGTTGCATGATTTGATTGCGCAGGGCATCGCTGGTCAAATTGAGATACATTACAATACCAATGGTACTCAATGGCCCGAGCAAGGCGAAGAGATCTGGCGCTATTTCAAAAAAGTTGAGATAGCATTCAGCATAGACGATGTGGGTGCGCGATTTGAATATCAACGATCAAATGCTGTGTGGATCGAAGTCTGTGCCAACATACAAAAATTCCAGGACATGCGTGATCGGTGTTGTAACATCGAACTTCAGGTGTGTACCACAGTGAATGTGTTCAATGTGTATTATCTGGAAGAAGTGGCCAACTGGATCATGTTGCAAGGATTTGATTTTGTGTATTGGAACATGATGCATGATGCTCCATATTTCAGCATCAGCACCTTGCCCGATTTGGCCAAACAGGCAATCTCGGCACAGTTGAGATCGGCGCAGGTGGACGCTCGCACACGACAAGAATTTGACAATATTGTGGATTTTATGTGTCGTGGAAGCAGTCTAGATGGTTCCCTATTGCGCATGAAAATTGCCGAGCTTGATCGTAGACGCAATCAGCATTTGAAAAATGTACAACCAGAATTGGCCAGGCTGATCGGCTATGAATAAACCAACCATGATTGTACCACCGTCTGCTGGATCTTATGTGCTGTATGATTTCTTGAAATCTCAGTTCGACGTGGTGCAATATGATCCCGACACACAATACGACAAACTGAACTGTTTGGCTCTGGTGGGATTCCGCAACGACCATGACTGGTGGAAACAGTTGTATCAAGACG